TGGGCGCGGGGATCGGCACATTGCGGTAGGCACCCTCGTACTGCATCCGGCGCAGCACGCTCTGGCGCATCCTGATGACGTGGGTGATGCGGCCAGCGTTGCGCATATCGGTGGAGGCGTCTGAGATGATCAGGTCAGAGGCATCGACGCTTTCGGACACCGGGCGGCGGCGGATCGGGCAATTGTAGATTTTCTTGAAGCCGTCACCGCCAGCGCCGGTCATCAGCAGCATTCGGTCGGTGTCGGGGTAATACTCGCTGGCCACAGCGGTGAGGTAGTAATTCAGGTCGTCTTCCAGCTGCTCGGCGTCCTCATCGCCCTGCCCATCCTCGCCCAGCTTGTTGGCGACCTTTACCGGGCCATCAGCCGGGAGCAATTCGCTGCGGGCATTGGCCTGAAACCGCAGCACAGCTTCCAGCAGCATGGGGTGCCGGACGTTGCTCATGCCCTCCAGCGAGGCGGTGGTGTCGATGGCGGATCGCGGCGGCTCCAGCTTGAGCCCCAGAATGCGAATGCCTTGCGCGCGGGTGCTCAGCCAATCGGTGCGGGATTGGTCATCCAATTGCACCCGTGGAATAAGCCCGGTGGCAATTGACGACAATTCCATCTCGGTCATGTATTCGGCGAGATTGTCATTGAAGTCGCTATCGCGCTCTTCATCCTCATCCATCTTGCCATTGAAATTGATGATGATCCCGCCGTCATCATCCTCGATCTGAAGCGCCCCGGTCTTGGGGTCAATGCTGATGCCGGATTGGTCGTCGGTGTCCAGCGTAATGCTGATTGCCTCAGCGGCCGAAGGTGGTGCCGGGGGCTCTTTGCGCAGGGCTGTCGGCATCAATAGCGCCTCTGGCAGAGGCAGGATCGGTCCTGAGTATTTGGCCATTTGCGAGCGTCCCGGCAGCAGGGTTGTTGCCTACAGATAACGCAAAACGGGAATTTTTAATAGATAGAGCCGCCCAGCTTTCACCGGGCGGCTCAGCGCTTTTGCAAGCCCCGTAGGTCCACACTACGGGACTACCTTACTCAGGCCGGGCGGCCATGCAAATATGTCGTCCAGATATGCCTGACGGCGTTCCAGCAGATCAAGGCGATGCTTCAGCCCAATGATTTCCATCCCAAGGGCGTCAGCCTCACTGATCGGGGCGGCTGCGGCTGCCGCTGCCGCAATCTGGATGTCGCTGATCGGCGGCACAGGGGTCGGAGTGTATGGCGCAACGGTTTCTGGCGCGGCGGCCGGGGCGTCGGTGATGGCGGTGTCGTTTGGATCGGGTGTCATGCTTGCCTCATGCTGGGTAGAGCGGCTTGGGTGGTGTCGGGCTCTGCCGCAAAGCCCTATGGACATCGGCGTCGATTTCGTTCCCGTGCTGGGCGAGGCCGATGGTGCGCAGATGCTTGAGCGCCTGCGTAGCGGTGTCTGTTATGTCATCGTGGGTGACCTTGGGGAAGGTGGCCATTTCGGTTTTCACCATGTCCGCCCAGTCCCGGTCAGGCGCATAGACCATGCCATCGCTGAATAGATGCTGGACCGAATAGGCGCGGGCCACCTTATCCTGATTGCCGGGATCGACCAGCTGCACGCCCCACATTTCATCACGGTTGAGGCGGCGGATTTCCTGCGCCACGCTGATGCCGCTGGCCTTGCTTTCGATCAGCAGCCTATCCACGCGGAACCGGCTGCATGTGTCCCTGACCCACTCCACCAGACCCCAACTCTTCTGGGCGCGCTGCCGGTACTGGTAATCGCTTTCCCAGTCCTCCCGCTCAACGTCAGGCCCGTGCAGGGGCAGGCGCTTCTTCCATGCGTGCATCAGGATGATCTTCGGCCGGTAGCTGTTGGCCTGAGCAATACGGCCCATCTCGGCGCGGTCGATCTTGGGCAGGGGGTCGCGGAACACGCCCCAGATCGTCAGGGCACTGTAGTCGTTCTCGGTCTTCTCGGTGAAAGCTGTGTCGAGCGAGGCCACCACATATTCGCACTGCGGGAAGCGCTTGAACACCGGGTCATTGGGGTCATCCGGGTTACCCCAGAGGTTCCACCAGTCCCACTGGAAAATGCCGCCACCGCGCGGCACCGGCATCTGCTGCATCTGACCGGCGTAGGCGTACTTGCCCATGGTTGCCTTGTAGGCTTCCACCACCTTGGGCGGGAAACGGTCGGGGAACAGCAGTTCGCCGTCAGTGGTGCGCGGGTCTTCAAACAGCACCTTGCCACCGGGGTAATAGGTTACGCAGTGGCGGCTTGGGTCGTACTCCATGGGCAGGCAATTTCCACTGACGGAAACCCTTCCATTCCTCCTGACGACCAATCCAGTCGAGGGCACCGAGACACAATACACTCTTCCGCTATAGGGCATCCGCCTGATGTTTTCTGGGCGAATTTTTGAGGCAACCTTCCCTGCCGCGCCCGCAGCCTTGCTAGCCCTTATATAGAGCCGGTACTGCGTTGATGGCGGCAGCGTATGCCCGTTGAATGACCGCCCTCCATCGCTATCGGCGCGGCTCAACGTCGCTGCCAAGCCAGCCTTTATCGCGCACTCCTGAAGATCGTCAGCCATCTGCCTTGAAGCCGTTCCGATGGTGATTTTCCGGCTATTTGCTTTGGCGAAATGCCCATCACCTCGCGCGTATGCCATCAGGAAGGCGCGGAGGTCGTCAGCGCCCAAAGACATCAGCTCAGCCGGTGCCCGCTTGGTTTTCGACTTTCCGCATTCCTCAAGCGCGGCGGCAAGCGTCTTCGACCCTATGGACCAGACATCCATGCCGTTCCTGCCATTCGTCCGGCGTGACGCCTTGAACGGGATTGAGGCTAAAACGCGCTCCAAATCCGCCACGTGCGGACCATCTGATTTTTGCACAATTCTGGTAATGCACCGTTTGGCGCTGGCGCACCCCTCAGACAAATACCAGCCCATGAATTCGGCGAACGCCTTGGCGCTCCATTCAGCACCGCCAAAGCTGACCGTTGAGGGGGATGATGGCCAGTTTATCACCTGCGGCAGATAAAAATTGCCGGGCAAGTCTTTGGCCGCCCTTACGCGCCAGAACGGGACTTTCCCTCCGCGCATGTCGTTCACATCGCCGTAAATCATTCTGTGATCGGGCGTCACAGCCAAGTCTGCGGTCATAGACTTGTAGTGGATGAGTTCGCCATTAAACGGCAGATCAGTGTACGAAGTCGGCACCTCCCACCTTGCCTCAAGCGTAGCCGGATTGACGCCCATGACGGGCACGCCGCGCTCCAAGTCGGGGAATTTCACCCAGCCCTTGGCTGTAAGGATTTCGGTTTCGCTGTCATAGCAAAGGTGGGTGTAGCCAAGGTCGTTGGCCAGCGCCACCCCTGACACGTCTTCCTCATGCAATCGCTGCATGATGATGATGATCGCCGACTTCTCAGGGTCGTTGAGGCGGGTAGGCACGCTTTCAAGGAAGATGCGGGTGGTGGTTTCGCGCTCGCTGTCGCTCTCAGCGCTCTCGGTGGAGTGCGGGTCGTCGATGATCAGGCGGTCGGCGCGGCCAGCGGTCAGAGATTTGAACGGGATAGCCTCGCGGAAGCCGTACCGGGTATTTTCGATCTTGGTCTCGCCCAGCTTGATCAGCTGTACCCTGTCGCCCCAGCGCTCTTGATACCATTCGCTGGTGACCAGATTGCGCGTGCGGCCATTGTCGCGCTTGGCGTATCGCTCAGAGTAGCTGGTGCCGATGTACCGCATCCCCGGCTTGCCTTGCGGCCCCCACTCCCATGCCGGGAAGAACACGCTGGTGCTCAGGGACTTGGATGTGCCGGGCGGCACGTTGATCAGCAGCCGGTTGATGTAGCCCTTGCTGACAGCCTCCAGATGCTCGCAGATCGCGTCCATATGCCAGCCATGCTTATAGGGCGTGGACGGCTCGATCTGGTGCCAGCCGCGCTTGATGAATGACGCAAGGCTTTCGCGGCATTCTATGCGGTCTAGGTCACGGATCGCGCCACGACTGTCACGCAGCAGCTCCGCCAGTTGTTCGTCAGTCAGTTGTTCGTCAGTCAGTTGCCTCATGGGTAAGATAGATGGCATGGGGCGACCCGATTGTCAGCCCTCACCCTCTCGGATAGCGGCCGGAGCGGGCATGTAGCTCGGCCAACGGTATGCTGGCCGTCCGCTCATCTGCCCGGCGCTGGTTGCATTGATGGCATGCCAGAACGACCCGCCGCTCGTGTGGTCTTGTGCCGCGCTCATCAGAAGATCGGTCATCCAAGTGCTCAAACGTTGCCGCGTCGTGCGGCGTTCGGGTTCCGTGCGGCTGGCGACCAACAATCCGCATCGGCTTTTGGCAGTAGAAGCACAGTCCGTCTTGCCGCGCGAATTGGCGCTCTTTTTTCTGCTTCCACCGGCCTGACCCACTCATGTCTCCCCCCTTGCGCGGATGGCCGCGATGTCTTCGAGTGTGTCTGTCATGGCTTTGGCTCCGTCAGTTGGGGTGGGGAGGGGATGCGCGGCAAGCCAATCATTGGCGGCTTTGCATCCGCCGTTTGCCTCGTAGTAGCGAGACAGGCAAAATTCCAAGTGCCGCTTTAACGTTGGCGTTTGAACCTTGGCCGTCAGCAGCATCGTCGCTGCCATAAGTGCCTGATCCGCCCAAACGCGCATATTGTTCATGCGCTCGGTGTTTTCCTTCGCCCCTGCCGTCACGGCTTCCACAATGATGCTGATGTTGTCGGGGTTGTCAGCCACCATCTCTTTCACGGCGGCAAATACCTGATGTGGTTGCCACTCGCTCATACCGTTTCCTTCCTGTTCAATGGGGCAAAGCCCGTGTCGGGATGCACACACATCTACTCACCCTCTCGGATAGCGGCTGCGCGGGAACGGATAGCCGCAAGAATTTTGTCAATCTTGGTGTCAATGTGCCCGGTGTCGTCGTAGCGGTAGCCGGAAATCATCCATGCAATATCGCGCCGCTCTGCACGCACGGCAGCGTCTAGCTGTTCCTGCGTGTAGAGGCCGCCTAGCGTTTCGCCACAATGGAAGCACGTCCACGCTACCGGCTCCTGTGTGTCTGTCATGGCTGCTCCAGTGCTGCGCGCAATTTACGGACAACGGGTGCGCTGTTGCCGATATTTGTGATCCAATGCAGCGCGTCAAATGCAGCCGCTCGCAGGTTCTCATTCTCGGCAGTGAGGCGGTCGAGTTCGGCGATGGCGTCCGACATCACGTTGCCCGAAAA